GATGAAGAGGACCTTGAATCGGAACGCAAGCGGATGTCTCCGGAGATGTACGCTCAAGAATATCTCTGTTCTTTTGAACGCGGGATATCTGGTGCGGTCTTTGGCACATGTCTTGATGAGATTAAGAAGAAAGGGCAGATCACCCATGTTAACTATGAGCCCGGCCTACTCGTGCATTGTGCTATCGATATCGGAGTCCGTGATGCCTCTACGATAATCTGGTTCCAGATTGCAGGTGCGGGCACAGTTATTCGTATCATTGATTGCTATTCAGTGAATAACATGGGCCTTGATCACATTGTTGAGGTGCTTCAGAAGAAGCCATACTGGGGCAGGATGGGTAAGTTCTTTGCGCCTGCCGATATGGAGGTTAGAGAATGGGGTGGTGGCGCGGTGACTCGTTGGGAGAAGGCGAAGCAACTCGGTGTTACCTTTACGGTACTTAAACAACTTAAACTTGAAGACTCAATTGAGAACGCAATGACCCACTTCCCTAAATTCTGGATAGATAAAGAGAAGTGTAAGTCATTAGTGAGCGCAATTGAGAACTATTACCGTGAATGGGATGACCATAGACAAGTATACAAGCGCGATCCAATACATAATTGGGCAAGTCATTACGCAGATTCCCTGAGGTATATGTGCCAATCGATTCACTTGTGTACTGATGGTATGAGCTCCCAGGAGTTTGAACAAAAGAAAAGAGAAGCAATGTCTGGAAATCGTGGTGGTCTGCCATATCCATTTAATCAAGATAATCGACGCCGCGGACAGATGTAAATAAAAAACCCCTGGTGAGTTTGGGAAACACCAAGGGTCTATTAAAGGCGTTATAAGTATAGTTATTATTATCATTCATGCAAATAACTATATTCGTTATTCTCGTAAATTGAAATAAGCGATAATAAGGAGTGTACTTATTTCAAAATATGGCACTTTATTGAAATAAGGATTATGAAAATGGTAAAGGAAAGTGTTGCCGCATATAGAAAAAGATTGGGATTAAGGATACAGAAAAGTAAAAAGGATTATAAAGCTTATACACAATCAATTGAAGACAGTAGGATTAATTCCCCAAAGATTCCTATAAATATTGGAGATAAAATTGGAAGTCTTATTATATTGTCCACTGCCACCGATAAAAATAAACACAAAAGATATCATGTTAGATGCGATTGTGGAAAAGAATTGATAAAGACTAGATGTGGGATTTTGAGATATCGTATAGCAAATAATTGGTGCCCCGATTGTGCCAGGAAAAACTATAGAGGCAAATCAAATTTTGATAGATTGATTCAAAAACAAGAATTAATTGAAGAGTTCGAGGAACGACATGAAACAAAGTGAATGGCTAAAAAAACAAAAAGAGTTATATCAAGATCAAACACTATTCACAATATCCCTTGAGGATTTATTGGCAATAACGGAGTTCGATCTTTAAGGAACTAAAATGAAGTTAGCCCGTATATTTAAATATACTCATGATGCGGCTCGTAGCAGAAGATGTAGGGATTGTGGTTCAAAAATTATTTGGACTAAAACATATGGACAGACTATTTATGATATTTTTAGGCATTTTTGGATTGGAAGCCATAAATGTGAAAGATTCAACTTTAAATCAGTAGGATGGGCATTTAAACCCACCTATAGGGGATATATTTTAAGAAGTAAGAGAGCTTAAACTTCACACTTGATTCGAATCGTCGCATGAACTACCCTAACCTTACTTAATATTTCGTAAGGAGAACGTAGCAATGCTGAGCAAGCCAATATCACAACTTCCCAGTGACTATACTTCTATAAAAAAGAAGATAGACGCTACATATGCTACTTGTAATGCAATATGGATGGCCCATCAAACAGAGGCCACTATAGATACACGACTTGAAGCGGGCGATGTATCACTGAATGGTGATATTGGAAACAACTGGGCATTCTATAATGGACGCGCAGGATATTATTTCAACAGAACTCGTCCTTTATGCAACATGGTTTCAGGTCGTCAGCGCGATCAACGTAAATCAACCGTTGTATTGCCATTAGAAAATGGCGATGAACAAACCGCAGATCAAATGACCAAGGTGTTATTGCATCTCCAGAAAAAGAATAACTTTGATGACATCTTTTCAGAAGCATTCCATCAAGGAGCCTGTATCACTGGCATGAACTTGGTACAGATGTACATAGATTTCTCAGATGATCCTATATTCGGTGACATTAAATACAAGAATTTAACTTACAATCAATTCTTTATTGATCCCTATTTTAGGCAAAAAGATTTATCCGATTGTCAGTTTGTTTGGGTGCGTAGCTACTTATCTCATGCAGAAGCAGCGGCAGTTATGCCAAATCAATATTATGAAGATATTATGTCGCTTCCCGGCTCCCCTTCTGGCGCAGGGCGCGACGGCAGATTCCAATATATGCCCCAGGCGTATGGGTTATCCCAGCAGAACTTGCTTGCCTATGATGAGTACTATTACCGCGACTTCCGTGAACGTAAGATATTGATTGATAGAGAGTCTGGTGTCTGGCGTGAGATACGCCAAGAAGAATTGGATAACACTGACTTTGATGCAATGCTTGCGCAATATCCACAAGTTACTATCGAAACACAGACCATTCCAACAGTCAGAATGGCAATTCTTATACAAGATAGAGTGTTCTATGATGGACCGAATACTTTTGGTATTGATTGCTTTCCTTTTGTGCCAGTTGTTGGGTATTACAATCCTATGATGCCGTATTTCTATACACGGTTACAGGGAATATGTAGGTCATTGCGTGATCCGCAGATGCTACTCAATCGACGGATTATTCTTTCAGCAGATTTACTTGAGTCTCAGGTCAATTCTGGTTGGATATTTAAAGAGAATTCTGTCATTGATGTGAAGCATTTATTCCAAACAGGACAAGGTAGAGTTATACCGCTTAAAGCTGAAGCACAGATGACTGATGTGCAACAGATACAATCCCCCCATATTGATGCCTCTGTGTTTCAATTGCAGGAAACATTTTCCAAAGAGCTCAATATGGTAACCGGTATCAACGAAGAGCTTATGGGCTCTGCCGTTGATGATAAAGCTGGCGTCTTGTCTATGCTCCGTCAAGGCGCTGGTCTGGTTACACTTCGTCCTATATTTGATCATGCAGACTTCTCACTTAAACTTCTTGGAGAACTTACACTTAAGTTTGTTGCGGCTAACTATGGGCCTATGAAGATTCAACAGATACTTGAAGGTGAGCAACCCTCACCCCAGTTCTATAATAAAGCTTTCGGTAAATACCATTGCCAGGTTGAGGAAGGGTACAACACTGCTACACAAAAACAGATGCAGTTTGCACAGCTTATGGAGCTTAAAACACTGGGTGTTAATATTCCAGATTCTGAATTACTCAAAGCTGCGACAATTCAGCACAAAACTGAACTTATCCAGGGAATGGAGCAACAACAACAACAAGCTCAACAAATGCAGCAAATGCAGGCACAGATGCAAATGCAACAAATGCAGGCACAGATTGAACTTACTCAGGCAAGAGCGGTCGCAGATAAGGGTCTTGGTCTTGAGCGAGTATCACGGGTAGAAGAGAACCATGCATTAGCAATTGAGCGCAAGGCTCAAGCAGATAAGGATGAAGAGATTGCATTACTTAACTTTGTTAAAGCGATTAAAGAGCTTAAATCCATTGATCTTGATCAGATTCATCGCGCAGTGGAAATATCGAGGGCACTCAAAGAGGGAAATAGAAGTGATCAAGAATCTCGAACTTCAATGCAGACAAACAGGTCTCAGTTAGTGGGAGCTCTATAAATGGAAGAACTATATTGTAAGCACGCCGCTACATTTTATGTATTTGAACAGATCAACGGTATCGTATCTCGAATCGATAAAAGATGGAATCAAATGACTGATTTCGAAAGAAAAATAGCATTATCTCCTGTGATTCTAGAGAAGGATATAAATGATCCATCTGATGAAGAGCTTATTATGCCTAGTGTGGTCGACGAGTGTTCCGATAAATGTCCAAAAAACCAAGGAGAATAATATGCAATTCCTGGCATTAATTGAATCAATAGCAGGAGCTCTTACCTCAGATAATATTGAGACAGTAGTATCCCTTGTGGATAAACTAATTACGTTGGCCGAGTCCATGGAAGGATCCAAGTCTAACCCGAAAACTCCTATAGTAACTCCGCCAACAGCATAACATCCTCTGATGTAGAGGTATTTTTAACCTTGCGACGCATTGTGC